ACATTTATTTCTAAGCACAATTCTTTTGAAGCAGAGGATGGATGTAATGATGACCTTGCAATGTGCTTAGTAATCTATGCTTGGTTAGTTGCTCAGGATTACTTTAAGGAACTTACAGATCAAGATATTAGAAAAAGATTATACGAAGAACAAAAAAATCAAATAGAACAAGATATGTCTCCGTTTGGATTTATTGTTGATGGATTGAATACAGAAGAAACTTTTGTTGACAATAATGGAGATAGATGGTTCACTGATGAATATGGAGACATGTCTTATATGTGGGACTATCAATAATGGAATTAGATAAGCAGATAAGGCTTGGTCATCTTTTATTAAATGATAGAAAGTGTACAAAATGTGGAGAAATTAAAAATTTAGTAGATAGTTTTTACCGAACAAGAAAGTATAAAGGTCCAGTATCTTCTTCCTTTTCATATGAATGTAAAGAGTGTACTATTAGAAGAGTTAGTAGTAAAATGACAACCAAAGTGGTGGATAAGTGGGAATATCCCGATTGGTAGACATTCACCACCATTTTCCCCCCCGAAAAGTGATTTTTTAATAAATATTTTTTAGATAAACTGAGAATCACGGAGAAAAAAATGGCGACTCCTCAATTATCTCCAGGCGTACTTGTCAGAGAAGTTGATTTAACCGTAGGAAGAGCTGAAAATGTTGTTGACAACATTGGAGGTATTGCAGGTCCTTTTGAACTTGGTCCAGTAGGAGAAGTTGTAGAAATTGCAACGGAACAAGAACTGGTAAAAACCTTCGGAAAACCAATTTCTACATCTGGACAGTATGAGTACTGGATTTCTGCAGCATCATACCTTTCTTATGGTGGAATTTTAAAAGTTATCAGAACTGATTCTACTGAACTGAAGAATTCTAGAGTTGGATACAGTTCCAATGCACAAATTAAGATTAAAAATCGTGAAGATTATGACTCTATTACCTCAGGTAATTATCATTATGCAGCCAAGACACCCGGAACTTGGGCAAATGGTTTAAAGGTATGTACTATTGACAATAAGGCAGACCAAATCTTAACTTTCAATACTGTATTCGGTTCTGAAATTCAAGTTGGTTTTGCTGTTACTCAAGCATACAAAAATTTGGAAGTTGTTGGTCTTGGTACAACTTCACTCAAATCAGGAATTTTAAAAGGAATAATTACTGGAATTGATACATCAGCAAAAACAATCGATGTTAAAGTTGTTTCCAGACAAAATGCTGGAGAATCTGAAGTTTTAATTGATTATGTAGAAAATTCTGAAGGTTATTCTGGATTTGCATCCACTGCTGTTGGAATTAGATCTGAGTCTGCATTTTTAAAATCTTTAACTGCAGTTTCTCAAAAAGACTGGTATGACCAACAAACATTAGGTCTTAAGAATGGAGTTTTATTCTGGAGATCTATTGCACCAAAACCAGTAACTTCACAGTATGCTTTAGGCAGAAGCTCAAAAAATGATGCTTTCCACATTGTAATTGTTGATGACTTTGGATCAATTAGCGGTATTCAAGGAAATATTCTTGAGAAGCATATTGGAATTTCTAAAGCAACCGATGCAATTTCTGGAGTAAATTCCCCAGAAAAAACTTATTACAGAGACTATCTTGCAAATGTATCAAACTACATTTATGCAGGCACTCCATACTATACATCTAAAGATACTACAAATAATATTGTTCCAGTAGCAACTGGTTTTACAACAATTACTGGATATACTGGAAATTCACTTTCAGATAGTGGATGGAATCAAGCTGCTCAAGGAATAACGTTCAGTGCGATTGGTGCACAAACATTTGAACTTGCTGATGGTGTAGATTCTTATGAGGCATCTTTAGATGGATTATCCACTGCATATGATTTACTCAAGAATGAAGATGAGGTTGAAGTTGATTATCTAATTGCAGGACCATCACTTGACACTAAGGCAAAAACACAGGCTCTAGCAAATCAACTGATTAGTATTGCAGAATCTCGCAAAGATTGCCTTGCAGTAATTTCTCCTTACAGAGGTGACGTTGTAAATATCACAAATACAACTACACAAACTAATAATGTTTTGGATTTCTTTAGTCCACTTTCCTCTTCATCATACGCAATTTTTGATAGTGGTTATAAGTATACTTTTGATAAGTACAACAATGTCTTTAGATATGTTCCATGTTCTGCAGACGTTGCAGGTTTAATGGCAAGAACGAGTTTGACTTCCTATCCTTGGTTCTCACCTGCAGGACAGCAAAGAGGTGTTCTCAACAATGCAATTAAGTTGGCATACACACCAACAAAATCTCAGAGAGATCTTCTTTATAAGGCTAGAGTAAATTCAGTAATTAATCAACCAGGTGTTGGAATATTGCTGTTCGGTGATAAAACTGCCCTTTCATATCCATCTGCATTTGACAGAATCAATGTTCGCAGATTGTTCTTGACTGTTGAGCAGGCACTTAAGTCCGCAGCAGAAGCTCAATTGTTTGAATTGAATAACCAAACAACAAGAGCAAACTTCACAAACATTGTTGAACCATACTTGAGAGATGTTCAATCTAAGCAAGGTGTATTTGATTTCTTAGTTATTTGTGATGAAACAAATAACACTCCAGATGTTATCGACAACAATGAATTTAGAGCGGACATTTTCCTGAAGCCAACAAGATCAATCAACTACATTACATTAACCTTTGTTGCTACTAGAACTGGAATTTCTTTTGAAGAAGTAGCAGGTAGAGTTTGATTTTTTATTAATTAACAAATAAGGAGGTTTTAAAAATGTCTACTCTCAGAACAATTTCAGGATTTAAAGAAAGACTAGCAGGTGGTGGCGCAAGACCTAATCTGTTTGAAGTTGAGTTGGGGTCTTTCCCCGCACCACTTCAGGCTTCTTGGGGAACTGGTGCTGGTCAAGAATCGGACACATTTAAGTTTCTTTGTAAGTCTGCAGCACTTCCTGCATCGAATATTTCGCCAATTGAAGTTCCCTTTAGAGGAAGAACTTTAAAGGTAGCTGGTGATAGAACAATTGATGCTTGGACTGTAACAATTATTAATGATGAAGACTTTAAATTAAGAACAGCTTTTGAAGTTTGGATGAATTCAATCAGCAAACTTACAAATAATACAGGAGCAACAAGTCCAGCAGCATACATGACAGATGCTTTTGTTCATCAACTTGGTAGAGGTGCTGGAGAATTGTTCTCTCAGACCAATTCAGAGTTGACAAACGGTACTGCAATCAAACCACTTAGAACTTATAAGTTCTATGACATTTTCCCAACTAATGTATCTCAGATTGATCTTTCATACGACAGTGGAGATACTATCGAAGAGTATACCGTTGAATTCCAAGTTCAGTGGTGGACTGCTGGAGAAAATGCTGGTGGTGGAAGAGATGAAACTGGAATTGAAATTTCTTAATAGTAATAAATAGTACTTAGGTACAGTACGCTATTAATACATAATGTCTAAATTATTTGGATTTTCCATAGAAGATAATCAAAAAACCACTAAGAGTACGGTCTCACCCATTCCTCAAAATAATGAGGATGGGTCTGACCATTATCTCACTAGTGGTTTTTTTGGTTCTTATGTAGATATTGAAGGCGTATATAGAACTGAGTTTGATTTAATCAAACGTTATAGAGAGATGGCACTTCACCCAGAAGTGGATAGTGCCATCGAAGATATTGTAAATGAAGCAATAGTTTCAGATTCTGACGATAGTCCAGTTCAGATTGAACTTTCAAATCTTAATGCAAGTGATGGAATCAAGAAGACAATTAGAAGTGAGTTTAAGTATCTTTTAGAACTTCTTGATTTTGATAGAAAGTCACACGAAATTTATAGGAATTGGTATATTGATGGTAGAATCTATTATCATAAAGTAATTGATTTAAAAAATCCTCAGGAAGGAATTAAAGATTTGAGATATATTGACTCAATGAAAATTAGATATATTAGACAGGAAAAGAAAAAAGATAATAGAACAAATCCCCTACCTTCCAATTTAAGGGATGATAATCCTATGGATTATAATTTCCCGGAAATAGAAGAGTATTTTCTTTACAATCCAAAGACACATTATCCATCCTCAAATACATCTTCTATGGGTGGAAATCAGGGTGTCAAAATTGCAAAAGATGCGATCACATATTGCACTTCAGGTTTAGTTGATAGAAATAAGGGATCAACTCTTTCATATTTACACAAATCAATTAAGTCTCTCAATCAACTCAGAATGATTGAAGACTCTTTGGTAATTTACAGATTGTCGAGAGCACCAGAACGTAGAATTTTCTATATTGATGTTGGCAATCTTCCAAAGGTAAAGGCAGAGCAATATCTTCGTGATGTTATGATGCGTTATCGTAACAAACTTGTATATGATGCTAACACTGGAGAAATTCGTGATGATAAAAAGTATATGAGTATGCTTGAAGATTTCTGGCTCCCAAGAAGAGAAGGTGGTAGAGGAACTGAAATTTCTACACTTCCTGGCGGCCAAAACCTTGGCGAGATTACTGATATTGAATACTTCAAGAAGAAGTTATATCGTTCACTGAATGTTCCACCATCAAGAATGGATGGAGAAGGCGGATTTAATCTTGGTCGTTCTTCTGAAATTTTGAGAGACGAACTTAAGTTCACTAAGTTTGTTGGTCGCTTGAGAAAGAGATTCTCACACATGTTTAATGATATGTTGAGAACTCAACTTCTTCTGAAGAATATCATCACCCCAGAAGATTGGGATAAAATGGAAGAGCATATTCAATATGACTTCCTTTACGATAATCATTTCTCAGAACTGAAGGACGCAGAACTTTTAAATGAGAGATTGTCTCTCGTTCAAACTGCAGAACCTTATGTTGGAAAATATTTCTCTCAAGATTATCTTAGAAGAAAGATTCTAAGACAGTCAGACCAAGAGATTATTGAACAAGATGATCTTATTAAGAAAGAAATTAAAGATGGTATTATTCCAGATCCAGCATCAATAGATCCAGAAACGGGTCTTCCTATGATGGATCAAATTGGTGGAGAAGATCTTGGAGCTCCAATAATGGAACCAGATTTAGAAACAGATGCAAAAGTCACAGAAGTTCCCAAAGGTGGAGAGATATAAATAACCCATAGTTAACTTTTATATTAAAATGGACGAATTAACTGTTGATAGTGGAGATCAAGTACAATCTTCACCATCTTCATCACAAATCATTGATGCTATTGCTAATAGCGACACATCAACTGCAAGTGATTCAATTAAAAATGCTCTTTTTGTAAAAGCATCTGAAGTACTTCAAGTTGAAAGAGAAAAAAAATCACATAGTATGTTTGGCGTATTTCCAACACAAGAAGAGAGTTAATTTAAATGCCTGCAGGATATACTAGACACGATATTAATAATCAGGTCGTTTCTCCTCAACCAATTTCTATTGCAGTAACTACCTTTTCAAATTTAGAAGGTTGGTCTACTATAACACATTATGATTTTAACGGCGACTATATTGCTTATGAGTACAATAGTCCCGCAGGAATTGGTACAAGAACTCCAGCATCATATCAAAGATATAGATATGATCCTGTATCAGGAATAAATACTGCGGTTCCTGTTGATCCTTATCAAAGACATGATAAGGACAATAGTCCTGTTATCTTTTAAATAATAAATAAAGTTAAA